AGACCTTGCTGCAATGGACTGACGTTTGTTACAAGCCCTCCCTTAATTTCTACAGGAAATGTTTGTCTAGTTGTGGGCATAGTTTACAAAACCCTGCTAGGTAAGATTTTACTATTCATAGTCCCAGTATTAATAACATTTGATCTAATATAATCATATCTGTTTACATACAAAGTACGCATATTTTTAATACCATCATCAAAAGCACTTTTTAAAATCATAGCCTCTTGTGTCTCACCTCTAAACATATAGGCAACATACATAGCCCCATCTACAATTACATATCTAAATTGCACTGGTAAACTTGGCACATCTGTAGCTGCAGATAAGTTTGTAGGTAATTTATAATAGTCAAACTCTAATACGTATTGTTTGTCAGGGTATGGGTATAGTAGATAATTATTATCAGGGGTTCTTACAATAAGTCTAGGTATCTCTCCTTCTGTAAACTGTGTTACTGTTGTTCCGTTGGCTATAGCTGCTGCTGTTGTATTATTAGCACCTCGTGTACATCCAGTAAAATCATTACCTGATATACCTGTGTACGTTATCTCTTCTCCACCTATGAACAAACTTCCTGTAGAGGTAAACCCTGTGGTAGATACAACTGTTATAGTTGTTACTGAAGCAGACAAACCATCAGTAGCATTAATAGTTGTAGAGTTTATTATGTCTTCTTGGTTTGCATAGTCTCTAGAAATATATTCTTTGTAATCTAATATATCTAGATTATTACCAAGAGAACCTAAATCACTGTCTCTTTTAATTCTAGCTGTACTATAATCTACAGACTTTGCATCTGTTGGTATAGAGTATCTTACTACACCAGGAGTCAGTGTTTTTGTTTCTGTATCATGATTAAATGGAAAACCATATTCATGTTGATTAATATATCTAATAGATGCATTTACAGCATCCTTTACCATGGCATACTCACCAATGGCAGAGGCAAAATTACTAGATGTAAGTTCTACTTCGTTTAGTCTCCTGTTAACATCGTTGACTAAACCTAAATAATCATATGCCATTATTATTCCTTAGGGTAAGCTAAAGGGGCCAACATAAGTCAGCCCCTAAAGTTTTTATGCAAGCAGATCACGATCCACTTCTGTAGCTTCCACACCACCACGGATACCTGTTTCAATACAACAAGCCATCACACGAAGTTTACCTTCCGTAACATCTGCACTAGAGGCAGTCAATACAACGTCAATAGTATCAGTTGTAGTTACGTGCTGTGTAAAAGTAATAGTACCTGATGTTGTCATTGCAGCACCGTTACTACCACTGGCTAAGAATGTGCCAGCAGCAGCACTAACATCTGCTCCATCAACAATATCATCACCCTCTGCAAAGTCAATATCTACAGATGGTGAAGTTCCGTTAAAAGACTTTAGAATTTGAGCACCTGCGAAAAGCACCATTGTATTAGCTGGGATTTCTAATACTTGAAAGACATCCCCATTTGTACAAGAGTATCCGTCCTCAACCATTTTTTCAATGTCGATGACTGCTTCACGCATATACATTCCAAAGCCTTGGAAACGTGAGGGTGGTACAGCAACAGAGTTAGAATCAACACCAACCGTTGCTTTTGAGGTTAAGTCAAAAGTAGCCATAGTTTATTCCTCCCTTACGCTGCGTTATACTTGGCAGTAGCGATAGCTTCTGGACGAAGAATCTTTCTGCCATATAGATGCATACCACGGACAATGTCAGCAAAGCTGTCAGGGTCACGATATGTTTCTGTTTTATTAATCTGCTCTGCAGTTGCAACAGCAGATTCATGCCCAGCAACAATCACACCAAAATTTGAGTTTTGGTTAGCTGTTCCTGAAGTGCCTGGTCCTGTCCCTACTGCTGGTAGGTTTGAGGATACATACAAACGGAACCCATGAAAGTTGTTGATCACTAGACCATTACGTAGTCCACCTGACTCACCATAGTCGCCATTCATAAAGCGGCTATCTTCGTCAGAAAGGATTTCCATAAATACAGGGTCAATGACGAGCCATCTTCCTTGTGTATCAACTTGCTGTTGATCAAGCAAACGTTTCATACGTGCAACAATCATTGCAGGTGAAACAGTTGCAGTTGGTAGCGAAGTTGCACCTGGCATACGTGCAGTTACTGGAATCGAGTGATCACCAGCAGATGCAGTTGTAATGTTACCAAATGAACTCTTAATCAACTTCATGCTAGAAAGCAGTTCGTCTGAACCTGCAGTGGTTACAGCCTTTGTGCCATTAACAACATCATTAGCTGTATCTGCTTTTGAGTGTATAGCAGACTGCTTAAAGCCTGACATATAGCCAAGAACTTCTTGGTCATACTGATCAGCTAGACGGTAAGCTGCACGATCTGTTGCAAGATCCATGAAGTTTACGTGGGAGTGGGCTTCTTCGATGTCATCCATCTTAAAAGCAAAGTAGTTACTTTTGTCCACTACTAACTGAAAGTCTTCATCGTCAAGGTCTTGTGCTGTGACAGTTGTGCCTCTAGCATATTCCTTCACTGAAATTTCAGGCTCCTTGATAATTCTGACAGTATCACCTTGGGCAGAAATCTCCCCAAAATAATCAGAGTTTGTGATATCGCCCACGGTAGCAGATTTGCGGAATGCAAGCTGCACCTTTTTGGAATAGATTATGGGACTAAAATTACCGTTAGGTAAATTACCATAACCTGCTGCGGTTTGAAAAGCCATGGTTAAATCCTCCTGATATTTGGCTTTAATAAAGCTAACACCGTTAAGAGGCTGTTATATTTTCTAGGGTGCAAGTATACTGATCAGGTTAACTTGGGCCTATACTTAAACAGGTAGTTCTTTTTAGTTTAGACTTTTAGTGAAATAGGCGGTAACAAAAGGTAGTCAAAAGAGGCTTTTGTTACATACCCCTAGTTATACTATTAACTTTTTATTTGTCAATAGTTATCTTGCAGATCCTGAGATATCATAAATAAATTTACCACTACGTAGTGCAGCATTTATTTCATCTGATTTTTCTGCAAATTCTTCATTAGACATTTTAGCTACATCTGATTCCTTAATCATATTGTTAGCGTCAGCAAGGTCTACTTCTGTTTTACTTTTTCTAGCTACAGTCTTAGCAGCGTTCTTAGTATTTTTCTTTTTATCAGAAACAGTAAGACCATTGTCCATCTTATATAAATCAATAACTCTGATTACTGAGTCAGGGTCATCTGAGTTTTCATAAAGAGCATCCTTAACCCACTTAGGTTGTTGCTCTGCCCAGTTGTGAAACTCGTCTGCTGCTCTAAGATCATCAAAGTCAGAGTGAGCTTTACGTATTACATTTTCTGCACTGTCACGCTTTAGCTCCATGCGTTCTTCATCAATCTCTTTAATACGTATGTTTGCTTTCTCAAACATCTCTTGTGCTTTTTTAGTTGCAATAGTTTCTACAATACCAGCTACATCAGGATATTGTTTTGCCCAGTTATCTATGTCTTCGTCAGACTTTGGTGGTACTATACCTTCACGTTCAGATCTTTTTTCTAGAGCACTAAACTTTTCTTCCCACTCTTTTTCTTTTTGTTGTACGTGTCTACGCAGATCACCATAACGCTTTTTAAATGTTCTTTCTTCTGCAGATAACGTATCTTCTTTAGCTTCTGTATTGGCCTCTTCTTCTTGGGTAACCTCTTGCTTTGGTTCTTCATCTACTGGGGTTTCCCCCCTTGCTTCAGCTTCAAGACGCTTGATCTCCTCTTCTTCAGCTTTCATCCGTTGTTGTCTCTTTTCGTAGTTATAACCACGATCAACAAATCCTGCAGTCTTTTTTGTTTGTACTTCTGCTAGTTCAGGCATATTATTTTCTCCTTATGTTGGGGCCAGCTATTACACTGGGTAGCCTTATAGTTATTAGTATGAGTTATTTTATTTTTTGCGTTTCATCAAACCGCCCTTAGCATTACCTGCCAATCTTTCAGATCTTTCATACTCAGACATTTTATCGTACTGATCTCTAGAAACTCCTATTGCAGAAGCAAGGTTGTCTTTCTCTACTTCAGATTTTAATTTACCTATTGCACTTGGGTTAAATCTTCTTGCAAAAGCCGAATCTTCTACTTTTACTCCCCCATATTTATCATCTTTTGGAGCAAGAGTTTCTTTTTCTGTTTTAGTTGGTGTCACTGTTTTAGGATTTTTATCAGTATAGTTTTTAGTATATTTCTCATAAGATTTATCACTACTAAATAAATTTTTACCAAAAATATCTGTAGAGTTTCTTTCTAATTTAATACCATTTTCAATAGATGCTTGTATAGCTAGTTGATCACCGTTAATAGTGAAGTTAGGTAAACTAGGTTTTCCTTTATTCCATTCTGTTTTTAATCCATCTATTATATTTTGATCAACTCCTTGAGCTTTTAATATAATAATATTAGCAGCAGCTTGGGCATATCTGCTACCTTTATCAAATATACCTAAAGCTCCACCAGATAATATACTTGGAAGTTTGCTATCAGACATTGTATTTTTAGTTTGTGTAACTAAGTCTTTTGTTTTATTAGGGTCATAAGTAAATTTATCCATCCAAGCAGTAGGGTCAGGAGAAGGGGCAGTAAACCCAACATCTCTACCCTCTCTACTTGGTTGAGGAGAAACTATTGATGGTGGTGTTTCTGTATAACCCAATCCTAAAAGTCTATTGTATTCATTTTGTTCTTTAGGTAACATCAAAGTTTTAACTTCACCATTAGGTCCATATAATTTAACTTGTCTTTGAGTAACACTACCTGCACCCACAGGTTCAAAACTAAACTCACCAGTA